ACATATCCCATGCTTTCGTAACCACCTTTTGAAAAAGTGCCATCTGAATTTCTAAAACGTATATTTTTCTTTCGAGCAAATTTTGTCATAGCTTCTTTAAAGCTTTTAAATGTGCCTTTACTTCTTCCTGAACCAAATCTATATGGACTTTTCTTAAACTGTCCTGTGACAATATCTCTGCCTACTCCTTGCTGTCCTTTTATCTTTGAATTAGGAGAAACTTTACTAGGGTTTTTTCCCCTTACTCCTTGATCATAGAATAATCCGTACTGCTGCATATAAAATTCAAAATCAATAGCTCCATAACTTTCATTTAATTGGTATCTAAGCGATCTTGCAAGTGGGCTACTGCTATCTAGTTTTTTCTTAGAATTAGCAATAACAGTTTTGCCAAATATGTTAAGAGCTGTTTTAAGTTCTTTTAATTCCATTAGCATTTAGTTGATGGGTTTGCCATAGTTACTGAAAATGATACTGCCCACCCTGCTACATTGTTTTCAAATCTATCTGTGAAAGGTTCGCAGTTAAAAGGACTGTCTAGTTGATAATCTTTATAGTAGGTGTCTAATCTTAATAGTTCAGCTTGTAACCTACCTGCAACAGCAAGCTGAGTATTCAGCACATCCATTTCATTGTTGTTGCCTCGTATATCAGATGAAGGTGCTTTTTTTGATAAATCCACTATGTCCATTAGTATGATAGAAATATCTGCTGTGCATACGTTGGATGTTAAAGCGACATTATTGATTGTCAAATGGCATAGTGGAAATATAGTGTTCTTGTTCAGGTCGATGTCTGTTATGTCTCCTTGTGTTACTGTGTTTACAAATGGCTCTGCGATAGCTGCCTCTGTAATATCGTCAATGACTTTAAAATAGTTGTTCATAGCGTTTTTACAAATATGGGTGTGATTGATTCTGAGTTTTCAATTTTAATATTGACAAACTCTTCAAGCCATTCAAGGCATTGGTCAAAGTCAAATTCTGGTGATTCTTTTATTACTACATCTAAAGCTTTCCAGAAATCATAAATAGCTACTTTTGGTTCTGCTGCACTTATCCCTATTAGAGCTGCTTCAAATCCATCTGATAAAACTATCTGTTCGTCATCGTTCAATAGAAGTCTCTCGTAAAGTGAATCAATAAGATCGGTTTTGTCTGGCATCTTTTATTCTTTTAGTTTCTATTTCATTCTTTTGTTTCTCAAAACTTAAATATGTCAAGCATGATTTAAAGTTTAGTTTTTCTATCTCTTCAAATTTTGTTAGATCACCTTTGCTAATTGTGTAGAATGTAGTCCACCATCCAAAATTTTCATTAAGGTTTCCCTCTGCTGTATGCTCATTGTTTTCGATTTTTTCCCCAAATAGCTTAGGGAATGATTCACTAATTCCTTTCCTAAACTTTCCAAAAAAAAAATTGCACCAAAAGCTATATCTAATGGCATACTGCTCATGTCCTCCACCTGGTCTGCATCATAATCAACTATTGTGTATTTGTCTTTGTGTGTGTCTTTTACTTCACGAAACATAACTGCCATAGCTTGATCCATTGTCTGCCAATCTCCCATAAGTGTATCTAAGTCAACAAACTCTCCATAGCTCATGTTGTCAAGTTTTGGAATAAAACCATACTCAACTCCATTCATTTTAAATCTATCTCTGAATATTGTTTTCTGACTAAACATCTTATTTATAACACCAATCACACGAATGATAGATGTGTATTTTATTTTATCGACATCTTTTAAATCAACACCGCAGAATATCTCTATAGTTTTCTTTTGCAAGAAATCTTCATCTACATTGTCAACAGATATTTTACTGAACTGCTGATATTGTCCGAGAGTTATCTCTGATAGTTTATTAGGTACTTTAAGTGTTTTTGTTGCCATTTAATAAAATACTATGTTATATATACGTTTAAGGGTGTGTAAATCGGTCTAGGTTTTTTAAATAATATGATATTGTCCTGCATTTGGATTCTTTAGTTGGTAGCTTACAGCATATCTAATTGCATCTAAAGCGTGATTGTATTTGTCGATAGGTGTCTGTGATTTCTTCTCTAGCCATCTGTAATTGTTTAGCTCTTTTATTAGCGGTGCTGAATCTTCGCCTTCATCTATGACTAGATCATAGTCCTGGAGTAGTGCTATTCCATAAGTAATACTTCCTTGACCTTTTATGCTAGGTACTATGTTGCAGGTAGTTTTTAGCTCGTGTATTAATCTGGGTTCTGCTGAATCAGCAACAATTAAAGAATCTCCTGCATGCTTCTTATATAGTTCTCTAAGTTGTGATGTAGTTAATCCAGGAAGATAGAAGCACAGTTGCAAATAGATAATCTTTCTGTCTTTGTCAATTGATGTTTTTACTAAACTATTTTCGTCTAGGCTAAATCCGAAATCTGCGCCAAGCACTATCGGTGAAACTTCCCTAAACTTGCCTAGCTTCCAATTAGTAAAGATCACACCTTCTGCTTTCTCGATCCAATTACCTTCAATTACAGCAGCATATCTTTCAGGCCTTCTAATCTTCATTTGTTCTATCTGTGCTATGTAGCTATCAGATAGGTTTTCAATATTGTCTAAGTAGGTTGTGTGTATGTAGGTTGTGTCATTCTTTGACATATTAGATCCTGCTTGAACGCCTCTATCCTGGTAAAACCTTTGATATATAAAATGCTCTTTTGTAGATGGATTTAAAAGCAGAATCACTCTGTTTTGTTTCAGCTTATGCCTTACTGATAAATCTATTTTATCAAAGCTGTCTTCATCTATCTCTTCTGCTTCTTCCATTACCCAAGTCGTGACACCTTGCAACGATTTAAGATTTGCTGTCTGATCACCGCTTGATGTTTTTATTCCCCTAAATAATATCTTGCTGCCTGTGTCCAGATGCACTATTTCGTCTTTTGTTATTTTAAACTTATGCTCTAAATCAAGCAATTCTATTTTCTCTTTAAACTCTGGTATAATTGAAACAGATGCAGAGCGTAGTGTGTATCTTGTAAATAGTATTGTGTGTCCTTTCTCATGCAATAGACCTAATAAGAAAACACCTGTAAAGAATGACTTACCAGAACCTCGACCACCTGTTAGAATTGTGTATCTGGTTTTGTTCCAAAACAGCCTGTATCTAGGAGAAAAATCAATCTTTGGTTTTGTCAGGGTCATCTTTAAAATTGAATAATGATCCAAAATCAATAGAAGGCGCATCCGCAGATATATCTAACTGCTCCTTTGGTTGACCATAGGCAGAATCTAATATTGCTTTAGAAGCAGCGACATCACCTTGTCTGGCTTTTTTAATTAATGCTAGTGTAATTAGATCTTCTTGCAACATGTCTTCTTCTTGTTGGCTGAGTGGGTTAATTGCTTTAGATTTTACGTTAAGCCATTTTCTAGCAATAGTGCTTCTATTTCTAGCTCCTTTTGGTCGGCCATTAGGATTGCCAGATTGACCTTTTTTCCATTCGTGTTTTTTTATATCTTCTTTTGACATTGCTGCTGTATTTGTGTTGTATTATTTAGGATCAGGTTGTGACAGATGCCCATATTTTTTTTCTACTGATTTAGAATGTTCTTCTGTAAAAGGATTTACATAAAATCCCGTAATTGGATTTATTCTATAATTCCAAAAGTCTTTGGGGAAAGAGCCTTCTCCGTTCCAATGTTTTAGTCTTGGACATCTATGTTTATGGTTTTTAAACTTGTAGTCTTTTTTAGTCTTCATATATAGTAAGGCATAAATCGATTAATGGTAAATAGATCACATAGTCTGTGAATCCTTTTTGTGGGTATGCTCTAAAGCCAAATAAAAAGCCTAGATAAAACCCTAGTGTTAATTCCCAATTATTTTCCACAGCAATCACATTTTGGTTTGTTTTCTTTTTCTTCTGTTTGTTTTTGTTCTGGTATATCAACTCCCCAATCTAAAAGGTCATCTGATTCCCACTCATTAGCAAGCATGTTGAAATCCCACTCTCCTGCATTAGTGTTGTCTTTGATGACAAACTCTTTCTGCTTTGCTTCGCTCCATCCTTCTGTCACATCTATCCACACTTCAGACATGCCTGCATCTTGAGCTGCCCTTAATCTCATATTACCGCCTAGAACAACTAGATCTTCGTTTACTACAATAGGACGTTTTTCTAGCATCTCTGGAAATGTTTCCATTGATTTTACCAGAGCAAAATATTTTTGATCCTTTATTAGTCTAGGATTGTCTGGATGCTTTCTAAGCTTATATGGTTTTTCCAGGCGTTTAGTACTCATTGAATTTGGTTCTTAGGTTTTCGACTATTCTTTTTAGGCATGGCGGACATCCTGTTGGTTGCTCATTAGCTTTGTTTACTCTGTTGTAAATTGAATAGAGTACATCTCTTTCTCTTTCTGATTTTAAGCTGTTGCCATTATAGGTGTCAAAGAACATTTCTAAAAATTGATGTTCGCTTTGTGTCAGACTTCCACGCTTTGGAAACCATTGATTTAGCTTTTCTTTTCGTTTCTCACATCCACAATCAGCATCTAAAGCATCTGCTACTGTATCAACAACCTTTTTAATACCTAGTGGCTTTGTTATATATTTTTCAATGTCATCTCCTAAACCTCTACTTTTCATAGTATTCTTTTTTTAGCTTTTCATTAATTTTTACTTTACATCTTTTGACTGTTCTATAAATAGTCGATTCAGATAGCTTTGTTTGTTTGCTCATTTCTGTTGGATGTGTTTTAAAATCATATCTAAACAGATTGAAGACTTTCTTATCAAACCAATAAAAGGTCTCAACATATTTGTCAACCTTATCCTGGATGGATTCTTCTTCCATAACTTTGCCTTGATCTACTAAATATTTTCTTTCATTTTTTGTCAATCCTTTGAAATCTAGTCTTGTGTATTTCTTCTCTCTTCTAAATGTGTTTATCAATATTTGTTTAATGCTCTGATATATATACGCACCAGGTTGCCCATATCGGTCTAGAAATTTTAATATTTCTTTTTTATTGTTTGGAATTTTATTGATTTCTGTCTGGATTTTTACATACAAATCCTGTGTAATGTCTTCATGATACAAGCCTTTGTTGTTTGGGAAATACTTGTTTTCTGACATCTGAGCGATTCTTTTCATCTTATCATATTTAGATGCAATTATCCGCATGGCTTCTTTCTTTGTCATCGGTTAAGTGCTTTATATTTTTCTATAATTTCTAGTAAGTAGAATCTATCCCACTTGTAGCCTGTGCGCTTTGAGAGTTGAATGTTAAGCTCTAGTTTGTCAAATCGGTCTTGACCTATCTTTTCAATTAAGTTTTGACGATAGGGAATTAAATTACCGCTTAGGTAGAAATTGCAGCGACGGCATTGTCCATGCACATTGTCTTCATGAAATCTTACTGAAGGATTATGCCCTGCTGAATAAAAATGACCTGCTTGAAGTGTAGTATAAGCACCGCATGATATACATGGCTTACCTTCATCACGATTGCGGATGTATTTGTGGAAGTGTGTAACAGCTATTGCACGAAGCTGCGCTGTTGTTTTATTCTTGTAGATTTTTGTGGCCATAATCTAATATGGCTATCTGGATATAACAAAGCTATAAAGTACTTTGCAGAAATCTAGATAAAAGGTTTTAACAAAAACTGCTTATTATTAACAAAAAAAACCCCCACTAATTAAAGCAGGGGCAACTATAAACTCAATCAAATATGAAAAAACAATCCTTATAGCGGATCAGACTATCTTTTTCTATTAAAGTCAGCAGGAATTTCTCCCCATGATTTGGTCTCCCATTTTAAAAATTCATTATACACAATACAGTTTCTCTCAAGTTTTTTTCCTTTAGCGTCTCTTAAATGTGGGTTTTCTAAAACAAAAGCATCCCACTCTGGATCAATTTTCTCCGATTCAAACCAATATTTGCAAGAAAATTTTTTTCTGTAATCCATTGCTTTAGAAAGAATTTTTAAAACCTCCTTGTCATCAACAGTTGTGTTTGCTTCTTTTTGCTGAAACCATTTTAAAGCGGTGTAACTGTCACAATAAATAGTCCTAGAATCATTGTTTTCGAAAACATAATGTAGGGCGTAAACTAAACCAAGAAACTCCGCTATGTTGTTTGATCCGCCTATTATCTCATTGCTGCGATAAATAACTTTCCTGTTTGTAGTTTCAACTAATTGAAATTGCATAATCCCAGATCCAAAATGAGATCCATCCACACAAATAGAGTTTTTTTCAAACCCTAAATCAGAGAATAAATTTTTCATTTTTATATAGAATGTTGTTTATAAAATAATTTTCAGAAACAACATAAATTGAAGAAAGTCTTTTTGAAGGTGTAAATTTATTTTGCAAAAATACCTGAAAACTAATTTTAATCCCTTCTTCTATAAAAACCTTATCAAGCAAGACGTTTTGACTTTTATAAACAACATACCATGTTGATTTATCTAATTGCAAATCAAAAATATTTTTACTTGTTATAATTCCATAGGCATTTAACCTTCCTTGTTTTTTTAACATTAAGGCATATTCATTTAGCAAACTTTTAAAATGTTTTTCTTTTTTATTGAATCTGGCTCTATAATTTGTTGCTTTTGTTTTTTTTGTTTCCATATGTTTTTATATTGTAAAGCGGATCAGACTATGCTTTAATTTTTTTACTTGGATTTAGTATGTGATAATTATATACTAAAACCATCGAATCTAAAGTGTCTTCAACTGTTGAATATGTATTAAATTTTTTCTTTTTGCATTGTTCAATAAAATGGTCAGAATTAAAATGTTTATTTTTTAATTGGAGTTTTCTAAGAGACCTTATATTATTAAAATGTAGAGCATTTTTATTTTCATAAATCTTATCAATCTCATTAACTACTTTCATAATATTATCACCTTGTTCCTTTAGATAAACTGCTCCACCTTCTTTAAATTTTCTTCCTTCAGAAGTCGTGTAAGCAAAAACTATTCTGCCAAATGGTATATTTCTGTGCATTTTATTTTCCCAGAAATTGTGCGTGTCTAAAATACTTTGATACTCTTTATTTCCTGTTTCTGCATAAGTCTTGCAAAAATCAATTTGCTTCCATTTGTCAACGACATTGTTGCCCTCAATCAGCTCTTTTATTATGCTTCCGTTAACTTTTCTGATGATATACCAGACAGGCATTTTCATATCTATTAACGCTTGAAGCCTGTGCTGTCCATCAATAACTTTACCTTGCTGATCTACTATAATAGGGTTTATAAGTTGACCTGTTTTAGATATTGATGTTTTTAGTTTTGCTACTTTCTTCTTGTCAATACTTCTATTAAATGGATAATAAGTAAACTCTGAGTAATCTTTAGTCTCGTGTAATTGAAATAGTGGTGTATTATTGTTCATTGTGTTTTGTTTAAATTATTAAAATGGCAGATCCGTTTCTGGAAACTGCGCTTGTGTACTTGCTTTATGATTGTCTAATTCTGGTGACGCTGAAAAAGCAACTTGTTCTGTGTTTTCTATATAGTTTGCTATCTTCCAACCTTCAGCAGTTGTAAAGTGTCTTGGCTCAGTCATATTCACACCATGCCATTTACTGCCTTTTAAATTCCATTCAACAGATACTTTGTCTCCAACTTTATAATTAGATAATTGCTCTGTGTTTCTCTGCTTAAAATCTATTTTTAATGGCATATCTCTATTTACAGTTTGTCCATCTTTTTTATAGCTGTCATCAACTGTCAAAATAATTGACTGTACTTTAAAATTTTTATCTGCGCCTTTTAATTCTAAAGGCAGGATCTGTTCTATTTTACCTACTATTGGTATTTCTTGTCTGTTCATTATTCTAAGTTTTTAATTTGTGTATCTATTTTTTTTACTTCTTTGATTACCATCTGTTTTGCAAATGGAGAAAGCGGAAATATCAGATCAGAGACTAGCTTGTCTTTTTTATCTACTAGCTCCTGGTATATTTTATTTTTTATGTCAATCATTTCATCTGCTGTAGTTATTCTGTAAACAGCATTCGGATGCTTTGATCTTTTGTTTTCTCTGTATCCTACAATTTTTATATGCGCAGAGTTTCTTAGTTCAGTAAATCTTGGCACAATTTCATTTATTTTAAAATTGTACTTATCACAGATTTCTTGTGGAGATGTTACACCTAGAGCTTCTATCATTTGATAGACATACTTTCTTTTTTTTGGCAGCTTATCTGCAATTGAAATAAAACTGCTGTTTCTGTTTTGTGTTGTTGTTATCATAATCTTATCTATTATTTAATTTGCCATCTGATTTCCAGATGATTTTTTAATGCCTTCATGACATCTCTGTGGCTTAGTGATCCAAATAAATCAACTTCACCGTCTGCTATTTGATTAAATACATAAATCAAGTCTGAAATTTTTAAAGTTCCATACTTAAGAATAATTGAATCAGCTAGTCTTTCAATTTCGTTATCGTCAAGTTTGTCTTTGATTTTTATTTTTATGTTTAGTTGTATAAGCAATGCACATATTAAAGCTTTTGACTTTTCCTCACCTTTATCTCTAGACATTTTGTTTAGAGTGGGCAAATTAGATTTGACCGCTTGTGATATGTTTGCAATTTTTGCAGACTGTATTGTTTTAAGACTGTAAATCTCTGACAATTCGCTCTGCGAAATCTCGACTGACTCCGCTTGCATTTTTCTTAGTTGTGCCATTATTGTTGTTTTTAATTATTATTTCATCTAGCCAGGCTTCTTGATTTAGATAGGTTTGGGGATCCTTTCTAAAACTTTTGTCTGGTGTTGATTCTATATATTTAGGAAGGTGCATCATGATCATTTCTTTTGTGTTTTGATTAAGTCTAGACCATTTGCTTTTTATTTGTTTTCTCCGACCTCTTTTCTTATCGTACAGATTCCAGAAATCGTCAAAACTTGGATAAATGTCAACTTCTATTTCATTTACAGTTTCAGTTTCAGTTTCAGTTTCTAAAGGCATTGCCATTGCATTGCCATTGGATAGAGTCTGTTTAGATGTATTATTGTCTTTATTCCAACGTTTATAGGCGTTGTCACGCTGTTTAGCAGAATGCTTTGCCCTTCTGTCTTTCTCATGTTCAATCCTTTCATTGTAGTAAAAGCCGTTTTTGTCAATACGAAACTTTGCCAATACATCTGCATTGGGAATGCCACCGCATTGCAATCGCATAAGTTTTTCAGATAATGCTCCTTTTTGATGCTGTAAACAAAGAAGAGTGATAAACTGTCCACGCTCTTCCATAGTAAGATCAGAAACACCTGTCAAAAAATCAGAGCTGTAAAATAAAAATGCAGGGTCTTTACTCATTTTTGTTTATGTATTTTTCAAGCAACTCTTTTAGCTTTTCTCTTTTTATTTTTTTTGGGCTAGGATTTTCTCTTATTCTGCACATTTCAGCATAAAATCTAGCTCTATCTGCTTCTGAGCTGCGATTTATCATATTTATACAGGCATGTTTCATTGGTTCTTCATGACTAACAGAATTTATATTATAAAAAGTAGTAATTAAATTTTCGGCTAAATGCCTAAAATCTTTACTGCTAAAATATAAGTCATCATAAGTTTTGCAGGCGTGCAATACAGTTGCATGATCTCTATTTATATGTTTTCCGACAATTTCGCATGGGATTTCTAAATAGTAATGTGAATATTTGCAGTAAATTTTAGAAAGTTCAGATTTAAAACGAGCCCTGCCAGGTTCTTTTATATCTACATTATATTCACTCTCAATTGTTTTAGTAATATCTTCTAGATCTTTAAAATCTTTTTTATCTTTTTCAGCTTTTTCAGCTTTTTCATCTTTTTGATCTTGTTCTATTATTGTATTTTGTGTCATGTCATTTATGTTTTTGTATTAGGGAGGCTTTTGTTATTTTCCAGATAGCCTGCCTCCCTTATACTTTTGTTAATACGATACTCGATTTATTATATTTCCATTTAGGCAGCTTTTGAATAGTTCCATCCGCATCAATAAAGGAGTG